GGCTGTCAAGAAGACGATCGCCACTTCGGGCAAGCAGACGCCTCTGGAATTCCTGCTGTCCGTCATGAACGACAACGACGTCGAGGACAAGCTTCGGCTTGAGGCCGCGAAGACCGCGGCGCAGTACGTCCACCCGAAGAAGGGCGAGGGCGGCAAGAAGGATGACGCGGCAGACCGCCTCAAGGCGGCGTCGGGTGGGAAGTTCGGCGTCCGCCAGGGCCCGCGCCTGGTCGCATCGGCGAAGTAAGCGATGGACTGGACGACCGCCTGCCCCGACTGGGAGCGACGGATTGTCGCGCGCGAGTCGCTCATCGCCTGCCCGCCTCTGTTCCCCTCGGTGGCTGCGGATGCTTGGGAGATGTGCGGCAAGTTCGAGATGGTCGATGTGGTCGGCCAGCCGCTGCTCGGCGATGCGTCGCTGCCGTGGCTGCGTGACTTTGTGATGGCGGTCTTCGGCGCGGAGGACCCGGAGTCGGGCCGGCGCCAGATCAACGAGTTCTTCTTGATGGTCAGCAAGAAGAACGCCAAGAGCACGATCGCCGCGGCCATCATGCTGACGGCGCTGCTGATGAACTGGCGGCAGTCGGCCGAGTTGCTGATCCTGTCGCCCACGAAGGAGATCGCGGACAACAGCTACAAGCCGATCCGAGACTTCATCAAAGCTGACGACGAACTGTCGGCTTTGCTGAAGGTTCAGGACTACTTTCGCCTGATCACGCACAACGAGACGGGCGCCACCCTGAAAGTGGTTGCCGCTGACAGTGACACGGTGTCGGGCAAGAAGGCGTCCTTCGTCTTCGTCGATGAGCTGCACGAGTTCGGCAAGCAGACCAAGGCATCGAACATGCTGCTGGAGGCGACTGGCGGCCTGGCGTCGCGGCCAGAAGGCTTCGTGATCTACGCCACCACGCAGTCGGCCGAGCCGCCGGCCGGGGTGTTCAAGGCGAAGCTGGACTACGCGCGCAAGGTGCGCGACGGCCGGGTAAAGGATCGCAAGTTCCTGCCGCTGATCTATGAGTTCCCGGGCGCGATGCTGCAGAGCAAGGCGTATGAGGATCTCGAAAACGCATACGTGACGAACCCGAATTGGGGCGCGTCGGTTGACATCGAGCGGATCACGCAGCTGCACAGCCAGGCGCGCGAGGGCGGCGAGCAGGAGTTCAAGGAGTTCCTTGCCAAGCATCTGAACGTCGAGATCGGCCTGAACCTCCGCTCCGACCGCTGGGCCGGCGCTGATTTCTGGGAGCAGCAGGGCGTCGAGAAGGGTCTGACCCTTGACGACCTGCTCGAGCGCTCGGAGGTGGTCGACGTCGGGATCGACGGCGGCGGCCTGGACGACTTGCTTGGGCTGGCAGTGATCGGTCGCGAGCGGGAGACCCGGAAGTGGCTGCTCTGGACCAAGGCTTGGGCCCATCCGTCCGTCCTGGAGCGCCGCAAGGAGATTGCACCGCGGCTGCACGACTTCGCCAAGAGCGGCGACCTGGTCATGGTCAAGAACGTCGGCGACGACGTGTTCGAAGTGGCCGAGATCGTCGCCCAGTGCGAGGCATCCGGTCTGCTGGACAAGGTCGGGTGTGACCCGGCCGGCCTCGGCGGGATATTGGATGCCATGGTCGAAGCCGAAGTCCCCGAAGAGAAGGTCATCGGTATCAGCCAGGGCTGGAAGATGACCGGCGCCATCAAGACGGCCGAGCGGAAGCTGGCCGAAGGCGTGATGGTGCATGGAAACCAAGCCTTGATGGCCTGGTGCGTCGGAAACGCAAAAGTGGAGCCGCGAGGCAACGCCGTGATCATCACGAAGCAAGCCTCCGGCACCGGAAAGATTGACCCGCTGATGGCGACATTCAACGCCGTCACTTTGATGTCGCTAAACCCAGTGACGTCGGCTGTAACCCAAGGGTTCGTAGAACTGTGAACTTCCTATCTGACCTCGCCGCCAAAGTGAAAGGGTGGCGGGGACAGCCGCGCCCGGGAATTGGCAATGTGACCTACTCCGATGCCGTGATGGAGGCGTTCGGCGTCTCCACGGGTTCCGCAGGGGTGGCCGTGAATGCCACGACAGCGCAGCGCGTGTCCGCCGTGAAGGCGTGCGTGCAGAAGATTGCGGGCACGATCTCGACGCTTCGGCTGGATGTGCTGAGGATCGAGGGTGACAGCGAGGTGAAGATGCCCCGCGACGGCCTCTGGTATCTCTTGAACGAGCAGCCTTCGACGCAGTTCACGGCGACCAGCCATTGGGAAGGCGCCGTCACCGCTCAACTGCTCCGCGGCGACGGCTTCACCTGGGTTCGCCGCGCCATGAACGGCACGGTTCGCGAATTGATGCCGCTGCCATGGACGGCGGTCCAACCGATCCTACAGACGGACGGCTCCATCCGCTATTACGTCAACCTGCCGCAGTACGGCATCCAGACCTGGCTGAATCCGTTCGATGTCCTGCACTTCCCGGGTGACGGCTTCGATGGCGTGCGCTCGATGAGCGTCATCAGCTATGGCGCGCGATCGGCGGTTGGGAACGCGCTGGCGATGGACGAATTCAGCGGCAAGTTCTTCGCGAACGGGTCGCATCCGTCCATCATCCTGCAGAGCGACAAGGTGATCGACGACAAGCAGAAGGAGTCGCTGCGCAACGCCTTCGTCGCCAAGTACAGCGGCCTGGACAACGCGCACCGGCTTCCGCTGGTGCTCTCAGAAGGCGTGAAGGCGGAGAAGATCAGCCTCGACGCCAAAGACGCCCAGTTGATCGAGGCCCGGAAGTTCCAGGTCGTCGACATCGCCCGCGCCTTCGGCGTCCCGCCCCACATGATCGGCGAGACCTCTGGAAGCTCGGCGGTCGGTGCCGGCTACGAGCAGCAGGCCCGCGACTTCGTGATGCACACCCTGCGGCTGCACCTGAAGCGGCTCGAGCAGGAACTGAACCGCAAGCTGTTCCCGCGCGATACCGGCAAGTTCGTCCGGTTCGACCTCGGCGACCTGATTGAAGGCGACTCCAAGGCCCAGGCCGAATACAACAAGGCGGCGCTCGGCGGCCCCGGTTCCGGCCCCGGCTGGATGACCGTGAACGAGGTCCGCAAGGGCAAAGGTCTCCCCCCGGTGGATGGCGGCGACAAGCTGTTCTACCCCGAGCCCACGAAAGGCAAGAATGAAAATCCTCCAGCTCCTGCGTGACAACGCCGGCCGGGAAAAGCGGCCGCTCAACCTCGTCCGCAATGACGGCGGTGAAGCATCGCTCTACATCTACGACGTGATCGATTCCTACTGGGGCGTGAGCGCCCTCGGTGTGATCGATGCGCTGGCTCAGGCCGGCGACGCCAAGACCCTGAACGTCTTCATCAATTCGCCCGGAGGCGATGTGTTCGAAGGCCGCGCCATCATGGCCGCCCTCGGCCGCTTCCAGGGCAAGACAGTTGCCCACATCGACAGCCTCTGCGCCAGCGCCGCGACCAGCATCGCGCTCGCCTGCAACGAGGTGCGGATGGCGGAGGGCGCCTTCTTCATGATCCACAACGCCAGCGGCATGGTCTGGGGCGACAAGACCGCCATGCGCGAGACCGCCGACCTGCTGGAGCGCGTCGAAGGCTCGATCGTCGGCGACTACACGGCCAAGACCGGCAAGGATGAAGCGCAGGTCCGTGCGTGGATGGACGCCGAGACCTGGTTCACCGCGGCAGAGGCCAAGGCCGAAGGCTTCGTCGACAGCATCACGACCGCCGACAGCAAGGCGAAGAACACCTGGAACCTCGCAGCCTTCAAGAAGGCGCCGAGCAACCTCAAAGAGGCGCCGCCCGATCCGGCGCCCGAAGAACCCGAACAGAAACCCGCTCCGGCGGGTTTTTTCATGGGCGCAGCAAACGCGAACCGCCTGCGCCTCGCACAGATTGTTTAGCGCTCTCGCGCACGACAAACCGATGGGGGCCGGTCGCCCTCGTTTTTCTTCTGAAAGGGTCTATATGACCAACATCCAAGCTCTGCGCGAGAAGATTGCGAACCTCGCCGCCCAAGCCAAGAACCTGCTCGCCGACAAGGGCGACCAGACCTGGACCGTCGAGGAACAGGCCAAGTTCGACAACCTGGCCGACGAGATCCAGCGCGCCCAAGCGCAGGTCAAGGCCGACGAGCGCATGCGCGAACTCGAAGCCGACAAGTTCTTCGAGAACGCCGCTGGCTCCAAGAAGCCCGGCGACGTCGTCGAGATCGATGCCCTCGCCGCGATGGCGCTGTACCTGCGCAACGGTGCCAACGTGACCGCCGAGCAGGCCATCGCCATCCGCAATGCGATGTCGACGACCACGACCACGGAAGGCGGCTACACCGTGCCCTCCGAAGTCGCCTCGATGGTGATCGACAAGCTCAAGGCCTACGGCGGCATGCGCGACGTGGCGACCATCCTGTCGACCTCGACCGGCGTCGCCATGAACTGGCCGACCTCGGACGGCACCGCGGACGTGGGCGCCATCGTGGGCCAGAACACGGCGGTCAGCGGCGCCGACATCACGTTCGGCACCATCGGCCTGAACCCGTTCTACTACACGTCGAACAAGATCGCCCTGCCGCTGGAACTGATCCAGGACAGCGCCATCGACATCGTCGGCTACGTGGTGGACCGCCTGGCGACCCGCATCGCGCGCATCCAGAACACGCACTTCACGACCGGCGCGGGCACGACCCTGCCGGACGGCGTGATCCCGAAGGCCGGCACCGGCAAGACCGGCACGACCGGCCAGACCCTGACCGTCATCTATGACGACCTGGTCGACCTCAAGCACTCGGTCAACCGCGCGTATCGCAAGAACGCCCGCTTCATGATGAACGACCTGTCGGTCGCCGTCGTGTCGAAGATCAAGGACACCACGGGTCGCCCGATCTGGAACCCGAGCATCATCCCCGGCGCTCCCGACACGCTGCTCGGCTTCCCTGTCGCGACCAATGACGACATGGCCGTGATGGCTGCGAACGCCAAGTCGATCGCGTTCGGCGACTTCTCGAAGTACGTCATTCGCGACGTGGCCGGCACGACCGTCCTGCGCCGCTTCGATGACTCGGCCTTCGCTCTGTCGAACCAAGTCGGCTTCTGCGGCTGGACCCGCTCGGGCGGCAACCTGCTCGACACCGCCGCGACCAAGGTCTATATCAACAGCGCGACGTAAGCGTTCCACGCAAAAGCCGCCCCGCCTCAACCGCTGGGCGGCTTTTTCATTGGCGTTCAAGGAGAAAACACACATGGCAACCAAGAAGCAAGAAGCGCCGGCCGTCGTCGAGGCATTCGTCCTGCGCGACTGCGGTTTCGGCAATGCTGGCGCCGTCGTCGAACTGCCCGCGGCGGACGCCGAGACAGGCGCCGCTCACGGCATGCTCGATCTGAACCCGGCCGCGATCAAGGCCGCGAAGGCGTAGGGCCATGGGCGTCAAGGTCATCACCCCGGCAACGCAGCAGATCCCTACGGCGGACCTGCGCCTGCAGAGCCGCGCGGACCCGGCGGATACGACCGAAGACGCCCTGTTTGTCGGCTGGCTCGCCGCCGCGGTTAGGCTGGCCGAGCACCAGACCCAACGGTCGGTCGGTTCGCAGACGCTCGAGCTTGCGCTTGACTGCTTCCCATCGGGTGCGATCCCGCTGCCGCAAGGCCCGGTCACGTCGATCACCTCGATCAAGTACATCGACGAGTCCGGCGTCGAGCAGACCCTGTCGGCGGCGCTCTACGCGCTGGACGACTACGCATTTGTCCCGCGTGCGGTTCTCGCCTATGGCGCCGCCTGGCCCGCCACCCGCTCCATCGCGAACGCGGTGAAGGTGCGCTACGTGGCCGGCGACCTGGACCCTGCCGTCAAGACCGCCCTGTTCCTGGCCGTAGCTCACTGGTACGAGAACCGCGAAGCCTCGACCGACCTGAAGCTCGAGGAGATGCCCCTCGGCGCGAAGGCGCTACTCGACACCGTGAAGGTTTGGGGCTTCTGATGCGCGCGGGCTCTCTCAAGGACCGCGTCTCGCTGCAAGAGCCGGGCACAGTTCAGGACGAGATCGGCCAGCCTATCCCCGGATGGGTCGAGGTCGCGAAGCTGTGGGCGAGCATCCGTTACCTGTCGGGCATGGAGGCGATTCGCTCCGACTCGCCGGCCAGCATCGCGAAGGTGAGCATCCAGATCCGCCAGCGCGCGGGCGTCACCGCGGCTATGCGCATAGTTGATGCGCAGGGCGTCGTGTTCAAGATTGAAACCGTCCTGCCCGATATGCAGCACCGCGACCGCATCAACATCGTGTGCGAGGTGGTCGCGTAATGGCATTCCTCTACGCAGAGATTGGCGGTGATCTCGATGCCGATCTCGCGACTTACGAGCAGTACATCAAAGACAAAGTGATTTTTGCCGGCGCGGCGGCCATGGCTGGCGTGATCTATGACGAAGTTCTTGTGAACTTGGAAAAGGTCAACTCCAAGACCGGGAAGCTGCGTCATGCAATCTTCCGCGCCTACTCATTCAGGAGTTCGAGCACGACGAAGAAGACGTATCGCATCGGCTGGCGCTTTCAAGATGCACCGCATGGGAAGTTGATCGAGTGGGGCTACTGGCAGCGGTATCGCGTCGTGAAGTTGCCGGACGGCGACTGGATCACCCTGAAAGGCAAGGAAAATAAGTTGGCCTCGCCGAAGTGGATTCCAGCGAAGCCCTTCCTGCGGCCCGCTTTGGGTCACATGCACCAAGCCATCGAGGCCGGGAAGGTTCGCATGGCGCAACGCCTGAGTGAGAACAGCAAATGAGTCTCGAATCAGCATTGTTCGACCTACTGAAGCCGCTGGTCCCGACGAACGTCAACGGCACGCGCCGCGTCTACCCGACGATCGCTCCGGCCGGTGTCCTGGCGCCTTACATCACGTTCCAGCAGGTCGGTGGCGAGGCCCCGACCTTCGTCGACAACGCCGTGCCGAGCAAGCGGAACGCGCGCATGCAGATCAACGTTTGGAGCACGACGCAGGTCGATGCGAACGCCATCGCCCTGGCAATCGAGGCCGCCCTTGTGGTGTCGACGACGCTGCAGGCGAGGCCCGAGGGCGCATTTGTAGCAACTGACGACGAGGTGACCAATCTGTTTGGCGCCCGTCAGGACTTCTCTATCTGGGCCGACCGCTAACCCTTCGCTTTTCCCGATCACGGCCCGCCTAACCCGCGGGCCGTTTTCATTTCCTTCCGCCCTTTCGGGCAAGTCAGCAACCCGCCCCCGAGGCGGTTTTTTTTCGTCCAAAGAAAGGCACCGCCATGTCCGTCTCGCTCCCTAACGGCGCAATTGTCGCCATCGCCTCGGGCTACGGCTCGGCGCTCACCGTCACCGCCCTGACCAACGCCAACCCGGCTGTCGCCACGTCGACCGCTCACGGCCTGGCGAACGGCGACTACGTCGAAGTCACTTCGGGCTGGTCGCGCCTGACCAACAAGGTGGTCAAGATCTCCGGCGTCACGGCCAACACGTTCAACCTCGACGGCATCGACACCACGCTGACCAGCATCTACCCGGCCGCCAGCGGCACGGGCACGGTTCGCAAGGTCACCGGCTACACCCAGCTCTCGCAGATTCTGTCCTCGTCGTCGAACGGCGGCGAGCAGCAGTTCCTGGAATACCAATTCCTAGAATCGGATTCGCAGAAGCGCATCCCGACGTTCAAGTCGGCCGCTGGCCTGACCTTCTCGGTTGCCGACGACATCACCCAGCCGGGCTACCTGCTCGCCGTGGTCGCCAACGATGACCGCCTGCAGCGCGCCGTCAAGATCACGCTGCCCTCGGCCTCGATCCTGTCTTACAACGCCTTCATCAGCGTGAACAAGACCCCGAGCCTGACGGTGAACGAACTGATGGCGTCTGAACTCACGCTGTCGCTTCAAGCCGAGCCGGTGCGCTACTGATGGCGAAGTTCGCCCTCAAGGCTGACCCGACCTTTGTCGCCGCCGTGGCCTTCCCGGTCGCTGGCGGCGAATCGGTCGACGTCAAGGTCACCTTCAAGCACCGCACCAAGACGGCCCTCGAAGACTTCATCGAGAAGCGCGACGGCCGGAACGATGCGGACATGTTCATGGACATGTGTGCGGGTTGGGATCTGGACGACGAGTTCAGCCGCGCGAACGTCGAAACGTTGCTTGAGAACCGCATGGGCGTTGCCGTTGCGGTCTATCGGGCGTACATCGACGAGCTTGTAAAGCACCGCGCAAAAAACTAAGGGCGATCGCTGTAGCCCTCTACAAGAAAGGGCCAAGTGAGGCAGAGGCTTCGGCCTGGGGCCTCACGGTAGAGGAGGCGAGCGGTCCGCCTGTCGATGTCTGGCCCGACAACGTGCTTGCGGTGAACACCTTCATCGCGGCCTCAACTCAATGGCGCACTGGAATGGCCGGCCCTACAGGGCTCGACTACCAGGCCATCGAATCCACCCTCCGAATGACCCGAGTTCCGCGCTCCGAGTGGCCGCATGTCTTTGACGACCTGCGAACCATGGAAGACGCGGCACTTGAGCAGATACGTCTGACCCAGAAAGAAAAGTAAATGTCTGACACGCTCGGGAAAGCCATCATCGAAGTTGGCGTTGATGCTTCCAAGGTCAAGTCAGGCATCGACGACGCCAAGCGGTCGATAAAGTCGTTCGGCAAGGATGTCGCCGATCAGGTCGGCACGGCCTCTGCGCGCGCGTCGAAGTCGATCGACAGCTATGTTCGCAATCTGCAGAACGTGGCTGCAACGAATGGCAAGTCGACGCGCGAGATTGAGCTTTACAAGCTGGCCCTGCGTGGCGCATCCGAGGCTCAACTAGGCGCGGCCAGCAACGCGCTCAAGATGAATGACGCCTATGAGCGCGGCGTCGCCATCGGTGAGCGGCTGAAAACGGGCTTCCTGACGTTGGCGGCGGCGGCTTCGGCCGCAGCGGTCGCGTCCGTCTCGCACAGCATCGCGCTCCTCGACTCCTTGGACGACATCTCCGAGAAGACCGGGATCACCGTCGAAAAGCTCAGTGAACTTCGGTTCGCCGGGGAGGCGGTCGGCACGAAGTTTGAAGACCTGCAGACCGGCCTGCGCAAGCTGTCGAAGCTGATGGCCGAGGCCGCGGCCGGCAACAAGGAGGCTGCGGCCTTCTTCGATACGCTCGGCGTGGCGGCGACCGACTCGGCCGGCAAGCTGCGCGACACCGGCGCGGTCCTTGAGGACATCGCGACCAAGTTCTCGGGCTACAAGGACGGCGCCGGCAAGGCCGCGCTTGCGCAAGAGGCGTTCGGCAAGTCTGGCGCCGACATGATCCCGCTGCTAAACCAGGGCGCCAGCGGAATCCGCGCGCTCGGCTCGGAGGCGAAGCAACTCGGCGCGATCTACAGCGGCGACCTCGCCAAGACCGCGGCCGACTTCAATGACAACCTGACGAAGATCAAGCTCGGCTCGGAAGCGGCGGCCATCTCGCTAGCCGGCCCGCTGATCGGTGCGCTCGCCAAATTGAGCGCGCAGTACCTGCAGGCGAAGAAGGACGGCGAATCGTTCCTGCCGACTCTCGGCGCCATCGCGCAGTACGCGACCCTGCCGGGCCAGTTCACGCTGCTCGGGCAGATCGCCTCCGGGAAGCTGTTCAAGCCGCGCGACGAAGAGAACGACAGCGAAAACGCGCGCCTGCTCGCCCGCTCCAAGTCGCTCAAGGACACGATCGCCAAGGTTGACGCGCCGATCGTCAAGAAACCAGAAACCAAGACGGGCGGCGGCGGTGGCAAGGTCGACAACAGCGCCGCTCAAGAGGCGAAGCACCAGCTAACCGCCGACATCGATGAGATCCGCAAGGCTGGTGAAGCCCTGTCGAACACCATCGCGAACAGCGAAAAGGTGATGGAGGCCAAGCGCCAGGCCAGTCTGATCAGCGAATCGGAGTATTACCAGCAGAAGCGCGACTTCATCCAGCAGAACGAGGCCATCCAAGCGGAAACCTCTCAGAAGGAAATCGCGCGCTTGCAGCAGGAAGTTCTGACAGGCAAGGACAAGATCGACAACGACCGCAAGATCGCCGACGCGCAGGCCAAGATCGCCAAGATCCGCCAGAACTCGACGGCTGACCTCGAAGTCCTCGCGATCAAGGAAAAGGATTCGCTCGACACGATCGCCCGCGCCTACGTGGATGCGCGCGCCGCGGCTCAGTCCTACCTCGATGTCACCAACCGCGCCCGTCAGCTCGAAGTGGAGGGCATGGGCAAAGGCAACAAGGCCCGCGACTTCAATTCGGCCATCAGCCAGATCACCGAGCGCTACGAGCAGCAGCGCCAAGACCTGCAGCGGGATAACCGGAACGGCAAGTTTGCTGGGCGCCAGGCCGACTTCGATCGCGAACTGGCTCTGCTCAACGAGTTTCAGGCGAAGTCGATCGCCAGCTATACGGGCTACTACAAGCAGATCGAGGAAAAGCAGAAGGACTTCGCCCTCGGTGCATCCGAGGCGCTGAAGAACTACTACGACGAGTCGCAGAACGTCTTCGCGCAGACCGAGCAAGCCGTGACCAATGCCTTCAAGGGCATGGAAGACGCGCTGGTCGACTTCGTGACGACCGGCAAGCTGGACTTCAAGTCGCTGGTGAACTCGATCATGGCCGACATCGCGCGGATCGCGATCAAACAGTCGATCACCGGCCCGCTGGCGAACCTGCTGAGCGGCGCTCTCGGCGGCGGATCTTCTGGCGGCAGCAGCAGCGGTGGTGGCGTGGGCGACCTGCTCGGAACCTTCATCTCCGGCCTCGGTGCTCGCGCGATCGGCGGCCCGGTGTCGCCTAACAGCATGTACCGGGTCAACGAGAAAGGCCCGGAGCTTC